TATGCAAACCATTTGTTACTGTTGGCAAAATAATTGCCGCAGTAGTTGTGCTATCTGGTGCTGTTACTGCATTATCTGTAATAGTTACATTTGCTCCTCCAGCAGACCAATTATTAAATGTTTGTGACCTAGCAAATAAATTATTACCTGTTGTTCTTAGCACTTCTGTCTGTGCTGTTAGTGTAGTAAATGTTCCTGTCGATGGGGTTGTGCCTCCGACTGGAGAGTTATCAACAGTACCGTTTACTATCGTGACTGACGGATTGATTACTGCCATTCTTGTATCGCTAAGTTAGAGGATGCGTTGGCTGCTATAGCATTTACTGCCGCAGTCGTAAAGCTGTATTCGTCTAAATTGAACACACCGCCTGGGTACAAAGTAATCCCGCTATTTAATACCGCAGTAGCACCAAACCCAAGGCTAATGTTTCCAGTACTTGTGTTGGTCAAGATTAAGCCTTTTCTGCTACTGTTGGATGCTAATGCTTGGGCAGAACTTGTACCTACTGTGGCATAAGTAGGGCTATTGGCAGTCAGCGCAGTCTTAGTACTTACTACCGAATCATTAGATACAGTGACTCTAGGAATACCCGCACCACTTGCGCCTGTTCCTGTCACTACATTACTGCCACCAAATTGAGATACATTGACAGTAGCACTAGCACCCGCAGCCGTCACATTTAAGTTACCAGACGCATCTGCACTAGCATGGATGTAGGAAAGGGAAGAAGGTTGCCAGATAAAGGCTGCCGTGTATAACGCCCCTCCAGAGGACGATATAGCATTTCCTGACCCGTCTAAGACACCAGTCTTGGTGAAGTAAGCCACCCACCCCGCAGTAGCTGAATAGATGAATTGGTTAGCAGTATCAGTCTCAACAAAGAGACTGCCAGGCATGATGCTGTTGGTTGGTTTTGTGTCAGTCGATAAACCGTTGTATATCGTCTGATTACCGCTAACTATCGAGTAAACGGTCATTCTTTCTTCTCACCCACATGAATACCAGTAATTAAACCGATAAATCCACCCACAATGGTTTGGAAGGCTGGCCCAATAATATCGAATACCAGTTTGTCATCAACAGTCGGGTCAAAGATGGCTTGCATAAACATATAGATCATGCAAGCAACTACCGCCATAAGGGATATGCTTGCAATCAAGGTTACTACTTCTTTAATTGTCCACTTCATTGCTTACTCCTTACTTGGTTGTAGATGTCGATACAGGCGTTGAGACTGCGGATGGCGTTGTCCCCGTCTGCTGTGATGGAGACAAGAGATTTAGAAGCCTCTGGGTCAAGTTCGGCTCTACTGGTCGTATCTCTGGCGGTAGAGGAGGAATCTGAGCAGGTTTGAACGGAGCGGGTGGCGATAGATAACCGCAACTGCCCAGAAGCAATGTCAGACTGCAACTTAGTAACCTGATTTTTGGCATTGTCATTAGCCTTCCTTAATTCAATAGAGTGAGTATCCACTAACTCTTGCATCTGCTTTTCTTTTGATCTCTCAATCAGATTAAGCATAGCCACTTCCGCTTCTTGCTCTACATACGCCTCATGGTGTCCATAGAAATAAGAACTTATTACTAAAGACAATACGCCAACTAGAACCCAAGGATTAGTGAGACTGAACATGGTTTTCCAATTCTTTCTTGAGTTTCCTCAATTCCTTGCGTTCTTGTTTGATCTCATTTTTCATCCACAAAGTCTCTATGTAAGCCACAGAAGTCACAGCAACAATAACGCACAAAGCCAACAAAATCAAGACAAAGGCAATAAGTCTGAGCGTCCCGTAATCGTTTTTACTTGCCACATTATCCATCCAAGTACTAAAAAGATAAACACCGCCCCCACCACTCCCGCTACTGTCTCAATTAACGCAATCTCTTCCCTCTCCTTTTGCCATCTAGCCTGTCTAGCCCTACGGATCATCTCAGACCTTGCCCACGCCTGTTCTTGTTCAATCTTGGCGTACATCTTTAAGAATCTGCTATACAAGTCCTTGAGTTCTGCTGGCGCATACACCATCGCTTCCCTCGTCTGCTCCATCAACTTCTCCATTTGCAACTCAATCAAAGCCCTCTCAATAGCCTTCTTTGAGGTGTTTTGCTCAGGATTAAAGTTGGTCTTAGACTCCTCTTCAAGCTCTAAATAGTGGCTATTGATCTGCTGTTGGGTGTCAAACAAAACCCCAAGTTTCTCGCCAATATCCTTGATAAGCCTGAGTTCAAGTTCCTCGTAAGACTGTTGTTTCTTTGTCTTTTTGACAACTTTTGGCTCAGAAGTCTTAATTTCTGGTTTTTTGTCAAACAAGCCAACCAACCACTGCCAAACTGCCTTAATCCCTTTGAGGTCATCAATAACCCCCTCAACAGTAGATTTGGCGTTCTCAAGCTCCATCCTTCCTTGGTGGAGCATCTCGCACCCGCTTTTGATAAAAGCGAATGCTCCTTGCGCTGCCATAAGGAGAGAGAAAGGATCAATCTCAGACCCCGACTAACTTCTTGATAATGTCCGCAGCCACATTGGGGCCAAGCAGAACACACGCCATAGTGATGTATTGCAAGACTTCGATGCGTTGCATACGGGTTTCTATGTTCTTGTATCTTTCAGCACATACTGCTTCATGTACTGCAATCTTTGTTTCTGCATCCATTATTGGTTCTCCTCTGCTGGCTCTGGTGTATTGCCTTCTTCCAGCCACTTTAAATAGGCTTGGTAGTCTGTGTTAGCGGGGTCAAATGGGATATTTGCCATGTCTGACAAACGAAGCACTACTTGAGTACCGCCGTATGGGTTGTTAGTTAATTTGTACATTTATAACTCCGCAGTTGCTACAGCATGACCGTATATCCAAACAGGTGCATTTGCTAATCCGCAATTTAAATACGACCTTCCACCTCGCGTACCAAATGAATCTGTAGCTACTGTTGCTGTTGAAGATGAGCCTAACCGTTCAAAATTCCAAGACCCCACCGTACCTGTAGTGGTGTAATAAGTTAATGTTGGAGACGCTCTTTTTTCAACAGCAAACCTCCAGTCAACAGAAGTATTGTTGCCATTATCTGATGCTGAACCAGGGGCAAGGCGACCAACCGCAGTATTTGTACCCGCAACAACATCTATGTTGTATGTTTTTTCAAAATACCTTTGACACAAAGCCAACTCAGTTGTAAATGGTCTGTAATCAAACGATGTTGCGGTACTGCCTTTTTCTAGTTGTACGCCTGTGATGTAAAAGGTTGCGCCATTTGTACCGACTACGCTTGTTGCGCCTGTGGCTGTAAATTTAGCACCAGCCGCCCATGCCCCAGCAGTTCCGCTATATGTAGAACCAGCACCAATTCCAAAATTAACTTCCATTCCAAGACCATTTGTTTTTAACCAAGTTCCAGATTGGTCACCAGCAATAGTTATGGTTTTGTATTCAAATGTATTTGCCGAAGAAATTGTGTAAGTAAATGGATAATTTCTATCTTCTGCGCCATTAACCAATGCGCCTCCAAATGTTCCAGTTAGGCTAGAACGAACCCAAAAAGACAATGTAACTGTTTGTGCATTTGCAGTACCCCACCCCAAATCTGCAACGTTATAACCCTCAATGTATTGGATGAACAAAAACAAATCTGTACCACTTGCAGTATACGCAGAAGTAGAAGTAATCAATGTTGAATTTGTAAATCCAGCGGGTGCAGTAGAAGATTGTTGAACAGTAAATTTACCAGCCACGTTTTGATAGGCTCTCCATCTATCCAATGTATATGTGCCAGTTGTAGGAGTAACACTAGCCCCCGCATTTCTCTGGTCAATAACCATCGCACCATTGATGATGCGGTTCTTAAAGCCGTTGTAACTTTGTGATGATGTATTAGTTGCGCTACCGCCTAACAAAATAAATTGCGTTCCGTCATATACAACCATCACCAATGAACCAGACGCTAATTGACCGCTTGACAATGAAGAAGCATCAGGATTCAAAATGTTCTTTGTACCCAAACTGTTGACATTTAAGGTTGATGCTCCCGTATTAGCATTAGCCACCTTCATCACTACAGTCAATCCTGC